GTCAAACCGCCTAGGATCGACCGGAGTGCCCTCGAGTTCAGGGGTGGCCTCCATGGCCTTAGAGATGTCCGGTGCCAACCTGGAGCCATATGCAGTCCTCTGCTTGGCATCGGGGTACCTCGCCGGCCATACCCTGATCTCATATCCACGTTCCGGGAGCAGATTGTAGATACTTTGGTCAGTTTGGGGGGTACCGAGGTAGACAATGTGCCCACCCGGCTTGACCACGGCCTCAAACTCCTTGATGGTCTCAGCCAACTTGTCTCGAAGGGTGACGGTAACGGAGTTATTCAAACTCTCGACGTCGTCAGCAATGATCAGATCAGCTCGGCTACCTGTGATCTGTGAGGTAATGCCCTTGGACACCACGGAAGGAGCGTGGCTAGCAGACGCGGGCCCAACGTCAAAGGCGACCTTGGAACTACGCTGGTTCTCCTTGGGCCTCAGGTGTTGCAGCAGCGGCATCTCATCGATGAGCCGCAGCGTGAAGGTCGAGAAATCATCGGATCGCTGCTTGCTGGCAGAGACCACCAGGATGTTCTTGTTGGGATCCAGCAGTAGCGTATGGACTACATACGCCGAGGTGATCCAACTCTTGCCAACACCACGGAAAGCCTCGATGATTCGACGCTTCGGGCCGTTCTGTAGGTACTCCGCGATCTGATACTGAGTTTCGGTCGGCTCAGGAAGCCCTAGGTGACCCCAACACAGGAACAGAAAGTTGCGAAAGTCCTTGAGACGGACATCAATCAAGCGGCTTCCTCTTCAGGCGCCACGAATGGCAGCGTCTTGGCAAGGTTCAGCAGGGGTTCACTCTGACTAGCCAGGGCGTCAATGCCGTTGTCCTTGAGGAACTGGCGAGCCACTGACAGGTCAGCCGCGGTTGCGGTTCCCTCCTGGATCCGCCGAAGCAGATCCGCGGCCAAAGCCGTATGGAGGGAACCGAGGGTCTTCTGAAGTTCTTTGTCCATTGTCAAACCTTCCGCAGGACCATGTTAAGTACACCTCCAGCCACTGCTCCAACGAGAGCCGCAGCTCCGAGAAAGGTACCCCTGGAGTGCTCCAGGCTCCTTAGCCGCTCATCGTGCTCCTTGAGTTCCTCTTGCTGAACGTGTTGCATCTGAATGAGTGCGTCCATCTTACCCTCGAGACGCCCGAGAGCCAGAAACAACTCGTCATTCACGGCACGGCCACCACATTGACATTGGCCTTGATGATGTAGTTCAGGATGTAGGTGGGCTGAAGATTGTTGTTGTCCTGAACAATCACATCACCAGTTCCTGACAGAGAGGCTTCACCCGTATTCAATTCCATGACTCCGCCCTTGGCTCCGAGTGTATTTGGGTTTTCACCCAAGAACGCCTCATCAAGAACTCCAGCTGCTGTTCCACCCATGTTGTCTCGACCAGCAACAACTCGTCCGCGAAGATCAGGAAGCAAGAAATTGGAGCTATTTGTGGAGCCGTACTGAGTGCCAAGAATTGCGAACAGTTCTGCATATACAGTTCGGCTAAGAGACTGACCGTAGCACAGCAGCCATCCGGTTGGAACATTTGTCCCAGGAAATGGAAGGATCACTCCAATTGGAAGCGTGCTGTAACCAACGTTCTGGTAACCAGTGGACGAACCACCGGCCAACTCGCTGAGAGCATTGGCGGTCTTGAGGAGACCTTTGGTCATCTGCGGATCGATGAAATTAAGAGGCATAAGTGTTCCTTACGAAGTTCGGATGATGATGCCTTGGGCCAAAGCTATATACGCAGCAGAAGCTCCAGTATTAGTGAGGTATGCGCCATACCAAGTTGTTCCAACGTAAACTCCAATTTGGAGGTAGGCGTTTCCTACGATGGGTTGACTCGAAATAATCATTGCAGTCGTTCCAGCAGTTGCCGTAATAGAGGTAGTGCTATTAAACGTCCTAACTCCACCAACTGGAATAGATCCAATTGAGATCGATCCGCCAGTCAGGTGAGCAAACTTTCCATCCACATACGCCTTGT